TCCAAAATGGACCAGAACCTTCAATCGGCACCCATTCACCATTAATGTATTCTAATAGTTCGGATTCAATCCAATTACCATCTTCATCAATTGCATTTCCATCGGCCCACATATTATCATCAATACCAAAAGCATCTTCAGCAAAATCCCACCATTGACCTCTGTACCAAGTAGTATCTAATATCATAGCATCAAATCCATATACTGGATGTTGTCTATGTTTAGCACCTATGCTGATATGAAATTTATCATTTAATATTCCTGGTGTCCATTTTAATCTTAAATCACCTTGTCCATAATTGATATCTTCCAATCCTAATTCTGTCCAACCAACTTTAGCCATCGCCCAATCACCAATATATCTAACCCAATATTCTTGATTAACATAATCATCACCCCATTGGCGACCTTCCGACCATTTAATTAAATATTCCCAACCCTTTACTGGACCAAATGTAGCACTTTCGTTATAATTTTCTTCAGAACCCTCGTACCAAGTACCACCATTTCCTGCGTTCTTAACACCTCGTTTTGGTTCATACTTAAAACGACCAATTTTCCTCAATCCAAATGACTTTTGAAAATCTGGTTTTAACTCACCTTCAGTTCTTTCAACTAATAAATCTCCAGTAGATAAACCACCAACAATAGCAAATCTATCGTCTTGATATCTTGGTGCATTTAAACTGAAGCTCGCATAAGCCGTGGAATACTTAAAGAATTTCCAAAGTTCGTTCTCCGCAAACAAAGATGAGGTCATCAACAAACCCAATATAATCTTCTTTAACATCTGTTTTCTCCTATTAAAATTAACTTATATTACTATACAACTATAAATATTAAAAAATATTTTTTTAGACATCAAATCTAACTACTACGGTAAAACCTTCCCCTGTGTCACGTTTTACTGGTCTACCTAATTTACTAATAGCTAATAACTCATTTTTATCGTTGTAAAGACCAACAGTAGTTACATATGGAGAAAAATCGGAATGTGTAGTTGCGTTTATAGCAAATTCTGTAGCTTTATAACTTGTTTTTACAGAACCACTTCCACCAGATGGATTATCTCCAGGTGCGAAGACACTATGAATTGCGGGCGACCCATTAAAAACATTTATACTACCACTTCTACCCGCTGTTGCACTAATATTCATCGTTTTATTAAATTCTGTTTTACCTATATTACAATATATTTCATGTTCATATATAGTATGAGTAGCTTTATAATCCAATTCCCAACCATCTGTACCTTCACCACGACCCGTTTGACCATATGAACCAGTATCTGTAATACAAATTAAACCTTGTTCATAAAAAACATTACCAACCGCACTACCACTACCTTTTGCAGTTAATTTAGAATCATCAAAACTACTACTAACAAACGCGGCGAAACTAGCCGAATATGTGTTGTCATATAAATTACCACGACCATCGTCATATAAAGTAAAAGTTTGTGAAGTACTATCGTCTGTTAACTTAACACTACCAGGCTTTATTTGTTCACCATATAATTTTTGTGGAACAGATATAACATTTACTTTGTGATGTATATTACGAAAGGTTTTATTTGTATCTGAATTACCAAAACTATGATATGGTTTGTTACCATCTCTATAATATAAATGTCTAATAGACCAATAAGTTGGAATCTTATAGAATGTTCCAAGACTATATGGGTCTTTACCTAAACTTTTGGATACCTCATTGAATGCTCCAAATGAATGTGAAGCTGCCTGATGTTTATCAAAATTATGTTTACTACCCGAAATACCCTCTATAGAATAAACACCACTTCCACTATCAGCATTTGTGAATGTGAAATCTTTATAAGTTTTAAAGGGCGTTATTAAAACATCGTGTGGGGCGAGATTCTTAAATATCATGGTTGCCCTTTCCGTTTATTAGAAGTCTAATTTGACTTTGATAATAGCTTCCCTGGCGTAAGATTTCAATAAAGGTTTACTTAGTTTAGCAACAGCTAATAGTTCATTTTCATCATTATATAGACCTACGGTTGTAACATAAACTTTTGGGTCTTTGTGAAATGATGGAATAGTTAATGAACCATCGGATTGTGTAAAGAAAGTTGGATTAGCACTAAAGTTGTATCTTTTATTCCGAACTCTACAGAAATAATGAGTTGAAGAAATATTTTCTTCTCTACGGGCTTGGAATTTAGCTCCACCATTCAATGAATCAAGAAATTTCCTATTATTATCTTCACTACCCAATACAGTTCTTGCAGTTGCCATTGAACAACTTGCGTCAAGTTGAGCGGCACTTAATACAAAGATACCTAAGTCTGGATAAAATAATCCAAGACCACCACCTGGTTGACTTGTAGCCGCCGTATTGATTTCGGCTAAACCACTAGCAATAGAACCACTAACAATGTTAAATACTCTACCACCTTTATTTACTGATGGGTCAAGTGTTGCACCACTATCATCAATTAACTTTGGAACGTGACCAAGAGTATGACCAGCACCAACAGCCGCACCTAAACTTGAACTTAGTTGTAGTTCCCAATTACCTGGGTCAACTTTTTCACGAATACGACTTCTGTTAATCGTGATGAAATAACAATCGTCAGCGTCAACACTACCAGCCATTGTAAATTTCTTATCATTTGGTGTCAATAAAATATTTCTGAATTGTGAATATATAGCTTTAGTAGACGCATTATCACCACTACTTGCCGCACTACCACTACCAGCATAATGACCATACGCAATACCAAATTGAACTTGAGCCGTTGAATCAGCTGGGTCATTTTTGTATATATCTCTATAATAATCACCACTACTAGCACTTTGTGTAGATGAAGTATAGAAAGAAGTTAGACTTGAAGTACTTTCAGACCACAATACCGATGAAACGGCTTGTTTCATATTTTCAAGTATATCATTTTCAGGGTCAAAGACCGTATATATACTTGGTTTTGTAACAGGAGCTGGTCTTCCAATTCCCTTTCCGAGTAGTTTGGACGCTACGGCTAGACCACCAATTCCTTTTCCAGACTTTACAGCTTCTTCAATCTGTATAAGTTCTTGGGTTGATAGTCCCTTTTTCTTTTTCATCTTAGCCATTTTTTATCTCCTATTAATTCGCAGTTACGTTGACTGGTACATCAGCGTTAACCGTAAGTGGTATCGTTACAGTAGCACCCGTTTCGTTACCAACAATGGTGACTTGTGTAGTTATATTCGCAGACAATGTTCTTGCAATTAAATCAACAGACTTAGCTACGATAGTAATAGTATTTTTTCTATCATCATCACCAATAAAAGTTGGTATTGTAGCTCCTTGAGCCGAAACTTCACCACCAGCCGATACCATCATTCTACAAGAATCTGAATTATGTAGTACAAATGTATATCCAAGAGTTGCATCTGAAGCATTTCTTGTATTTGGTGATAGAGTTTGTTTAATACCAGCCTTTTGGAAAGTAAGTGACGCAGTTGTCATTTCTAAGATAGGCATCTTCGCCGTATTCTTAGGTAGTGTTACCAACTTATACCGCATCATCTGATTTTCATCAGGTATTGCCTCTAATAGTGGCATGTTTTCAATTACCGCTCCGTAATAATTAGTACCATTTGGGTTTGTTACATCCCACAAGGTATAATCAATCTCATCGTCAGCTAACGCGAATTTGGTAATTTTAAATTCGTTCCGTCCGCGTGCTAATAACTCTCGACCTTTCTTTGTTAGTATCGCGTCTACAGTTGTTGAAGAATTATCTAAAAATCCCATGTTTGTCTCCAGTGATTTTAATTTTGTTATAATAAATATTCGTCATCACAATTTTTATGAAAATAACTTTTTCGTTCATATATAAATATCATGTATTATGTTTTTCGTGTTATTATTCCACCGTTAATTGTGAATCTCCCGATATGTTTGTTGTTAATACGGTAGGTGAAGTAATTGTGATTTCAATTGCTTTCTTTCCGTCTGTTGTTGTATCATCAGTTTGTTTACATCCCTTATAATACAAATTTTGTAGAGCTGTTGTACTCTCATAAATAGGTGATATGTCAGAAACATCTAATGAAGATGATTGTGCATAAAATCTTTTGTGTGCTTTTACATTAGTATTACCACCCCTATAATATTCTACACTTGAAGTGAAAAAATAATTTTCTATAAGGTGATAACTATTTGGTCTTGAACTACTAATAAACGGAACCGTTACTTCTTCCATTATAGATTTCCCATTCTGACCACCAGTGATACCACCAGACTTTATACGTGACTGACTATATTCAGTATCTCCCCTTGTTTTAGTATTAAAACTATATAACGATGGAGTATTAAATACATCATATGTTTTTATTTTTGTAGATGAATTTGGCCCATCAACTAATACATTTGAAAAATCTTCATAACTACCAGAAAAGGTTAATGCATCTGAATTTATATCTATATTATCATATAATTCAAGTCTATACAATCCACTAAACCCAGGATACATAGATTCACTAACAAACCCTTCTTTATCAATAAATTCACCACCAAATGCTGGAGTTAATGATTGACTTGTAAATCCTTGGTGATAATCAGTTGTACCTGTAGCACCAGGATATATAGACTCACTCGCAAATCCTTGATAATAATCTGTAGTACCAGTAAATGCCGGGGAAACAGACTCACTCATAAATCCTTGATAATAATCTGATGAACCCATAGTAGCAGGATACATTGATTCACTTGAAAATCCCTCGTAATAGTCAGAAGTGGCACTAGCTGTTCCAAATCCCATTGACATAGAATTTTCAAAGTATGGATTTTCAATTGTTGGGTAATCCATAAATTTTACTTTATTACGTCTTAAAATATTTTCTTCAATTAACGTACCTAATGTCGGATTTGCTCTAGCAGGAATTAAAGTTTTTACTTGTTGAAAAAGAGCTTTATCAAAAAACTTTAATACTCTCAAATAATCCCAAAAATTATTTGGTGAATTATATTTTTGGAAGTATTGGTCTCGTATAGTTTTCAATCCACTATAATAAGTTTTATACTGGTCTCGTGGGTCACCTATATAATCGGAAATGTCAAGGTTACCTACAGAAAAGATTATATCTTCGTTTATAACATCAGTTGGAGCAAAGTAAATACCAAGTTTATTAGAATCAGTACTTTTTAAATCGAATGCACTAACTTCATTTCTACTATCTATTGATAATTTAGTACCATAAATTAATTTATTTTCTTCTATTCTAACTTTTGTAGCTCTTCTATTTTGTCCACCTATTTGTGGTACTAACATTTCTGTTACATCTTCTGTATTATCGTAACTATTTCTATCTGGATAATTTTTAGCACTACCAGATTGTACATAACTTTGGTCAGCACTTGTATCAGTTATATCTACAGAACCAGTTCCATGATTTACATATTGATAGAATGGATATCTTAAAACTAAATCGGTATAAGACGCTGACGGATGGTTACCATCATACGCTTTTGGAGCTCTAACATGGTTATCAAATCGTGATTCTGATAATGGACTATTCCAATATCTAAATTCCATCATCGAACCAGTAAGTTGATGACCAAACTCATTTCCTGACTTACCACCAATATATCCAGCACCATCTTGTTGGAATCTATTATTCATTCCTTGTGGAGCACCACCACCACGACCATCTATATTCAAACTTGCAGAAGATTGAAGATAAATTCTATGTCTTGTAGCGTCATATTTTTTAACATATAAATTATAATTAATATTTCTACTATTACCATCATCTACCATAACCTCGCCACTAGCAGAAACTCGATTTAACATGACAGAATAAAATTCATTGTCAAATATTGGTAACACAGATGATGATATAGCCGCGGTAGAAGAACTACCTGTTATAGCAAAAGATACATAACCATAATTGTCTGTACCAGAACCAGATGGTTCTAATCTTAATGCCCAATCAGTACCTTTTTGGAAAAGTACTTGATGATTACTACCAGATGATACGGCTCTAAATCTTAATTCTATCGTATCTGGTACTCTACCAGAATTTATATCATCAACCCAAGTTGTTTCTACATTTTGATTACCAAAGAAATTTAATGACCTTGTAAATTTACGAGTTATTTCGAAAACTGGATTTTGGTCTGAAAGATGTGGGCCACCATATTCTCTAACTCTCAATATTGATGATGGTAATCCATAACAATTTATTAAACCCTTTAATGCACGAGATGTACCTTTTGATTTCAAAAAGAATGGCATATTAACTAATATTCTATTCCAAATTTCTCGTGTAATATCTCTTTCAGTTTCGGCCGATGATTGTAAAGCTACATTATCAGAACCAGACACTTGGACACCGAGAGCGTATTCTGGTAAACTAATTAAAGATTTACCATCATAAACTTTCCAACCCGACGCTTTAGCTACTTGATGTACTAAATCTCTCGATAATCCCTCATCAACTTTGTTAGTACGATGATTTATATCAGTTAAAGCTTTTGTATACAACCATATGTCATCAAAATGGTGACCTACCATGTCAATAAACTTTAAAAACTCTGTATTGTCATTGTCATCACGTATATGTAGTGGTAAATTATTAAACAATCTATCAAGATTATTTCTATCATATAAAGATGCACTATCATCATTTCCAAGTTTCCAACTTCTATATTGACTCGATGTTGTATGACTCAGAACATATGGATTGAGTAATGTTCCGGCTCCACTTGATTTTGGCCAACTCGTATCATAAAACTCACCAAGTGAACTTGATTCATACGATGATGATTGATAATAAAGATATTTTTCAAAACTATCAAAATTATTTTTTATATCCCAAATATTTCTTTCCGTACTTTTTATATCATCCAATGACGCACTAACAGAATTATAAGATTGACTAATACTCGTATAATGTTCTATTCGTTTTATTTTATATTCAAAATTATCATATCTTTTTTGTATAGAACTAAATTTTACAAAGTTTTCGTAATTAGTATAATCGTGATTCAATTCTACACTCAAATCACTTTGACTAATAAATTTATTTTCAAGATGTGTAGATATTTCAGTATTTGATGAAACAAGTTGTTCTCTTGTTTTAAAATCTGTTGCTTCAAATTCTATTTTATCCGCTATAACTTCAGAATTAAAAGATGCATTTCTTAATACAATACCATCTACTTTATCGTCTACAAAATCAATTAATTGAATATCTTGTTTTGTGGATGGTAACATCTCTCTTGATACATGAACAAAGTTTTTCTCTTCTATATCAACGGGCAATGGTTCGTACAATTTATAAACCATAGCGTGTGGATAATTTTTCCAATTCAACTTATCACTTCTAAAGTTAGTTACTAATGAAAATTTATTGTTACCTAAATTTATAAGTGTTCTTAAATCCCTCTTTTCTTTTAATCTCCAATTAGATTGTGCTCTTTTAAATGGATATTCCCACTCCTGTCCCTCTAACCAAGTACCTTGTTCTTCTTCATTGGGTGCTGGTGTACCTGGATTTCCCCACACGTGACCAGTTCTTATAGCTTCTTCACCCCAACTCCTATCTACCGTAATTAAAGAAGAATCGTCATCAATTAATTCGGCGTCTGTTATTTGTGCAACATAAGATTCATAGGTTGGAATATATTTTACATCATCAATGTATATAACTTTAGATATAGTACTAATGTTTCCACTATTATCTCGTACACTCGCTTTAGCTACATAATGACCAGATTCTTGATATCTGTGTGATTCAGTAAATGTTTCGTTATCATAATATTTTTTATCTTCTAATTCAACATCCTTTTCTATAATATTAGAACCATCTCCGAAATCAAATTCATATTTGACAATTTGACTATCTACATCTTTAGCACCAATAATAAAAGTAACTTCATTTTCTTTATCGGAACTATCTTCTTCCAAACCATGGGCATACATGACAAGTTCTGCGGCCTCATTTGGTAAAATAACAACCTCTTTACTTGCTAATTTAGTATATGTATCTATTCCATCAGACCACAATGTAGTTACTGTTATTTGATAACTACCAGCCGACTTATATGTGTGACCTGGTATTGGTGACTCACCATCAACTTCATCAAATTCACCATCACCCCATTCCCAAAGATTACGTACAATATGTGGTTCTGCTTTAACGGCTATTTTCTTTTCATACCCATCTACATCACCATCGGCATATTTTATAAAAATATTAGTTGAATAAATACCAGGTTGCGTGAATGTGTGTTCAAATGGTTCCATAAAACCTGGTTCAAGTATTTGTTCTTCCCAAATTCCATCTCCCCATTGCCACAAAACACTTACAGCTAATTTAGGTACATAAAGACACGGGTCGTTTTCATCTTCAGTAACAGCTAGTGGCCACCAATTCCAAGCTCTATCATCGGTACAACCAGTTACTTTCGCTTCTGGAATTATTTGTTGAAATGGATATGGTGGAAATTCTGCTATTGCGAATGGTGATATTGTTCTATTACTATTCAACCAAGTTTGATAATCTAATAATTGTTGTTGTGAAATCTGACCAGCCGCGACCGCACCAGTGAACCAATCGTATAATTCGTGTGCATCTCTATATACTGGAATATCACCATCCATAACTTGATACATATCCCCAGTCTCTGCATCTGTCTCATATAGTGGCATTGAATCCCAACCATATATCTCTGTCCAAGTTACAACTTCTTCTTCAACCGCTGTTACGGTGTTATTAAATTCATCTACTCGTAATTCCCACTCATCTAAATTTTCTTGTAATTTCTGCGACGTTGGTACATTAAGAAGTTGCATTAAATCACCACGTGTGGGTTCGGTAGTTCCTTCGTAATATAATGACCAATCTCCTCCATTTTCGGCTTCTAATATCGCCCAATACATATCTCTTACGTCTTCGGCCGAATAGACTCGCATATCGCTCTGACCTGCGTTAACAATCGTATCGGCAAATAAACCAACATGGTCGGGAGCACCATCTGGTACATCATATGAACCAATTTGAAATACAAATGGTCTAATCATTATTGTTGCAATTCTAGCTACTTGGAATCCACTATTTTTCCAATCGGTATATGCCTCTATATCGGCGGGTGTAAGTGTTCCAATTGTTAATGCATTTTGTAACCAAGCGGCGGATAATAAAACTCCTGGGTCTATTATTTGTCCATTACTAAATTCAAATGGTACTAAACCAAGACTTTCAAAATAACCGGCCGTATCATCAACTTCTCTAATATCATTAATAGGAACAAAAAATGCACCTAACCAATTTGGTAACGCGTCTTCGAGTGGCGGTTCAAATTTTACATCAATCCTATCACCTGGTAAAAATTCAAACGCTACATCATCCCCAATTTGTTTTCCTCTTTCTTCAAGTAAAAGCGCGTCACCTGGATGGCCACCATCAATGGTCACCATCACATCACTTTCTTGTATATTATATTTAGAGTTTGGGCTACCATCAGGAAGACCAAGTATTTCAATATATTCTGCTTTCGTATCTGTGTACGCCGATATTGTTTCGTCAATTATTATTTCTTCTACGGTTGTATTTATTTCATATTGTGATTTAACCGTAGGTGAATTAGTTTGACCTTCTATTGTAAATGCATTTCCATTAAAACCACTAACAACATACTCTGTCTCGCCCCAACTAATTATATCACCAATTGCAATATTATATCTTGATGATGCATTCATCAAAACGGCTCGTCTACTCTCTGCTAAAGCGGCTGCAGTATCATCAGTCACTTCTTGCGCAAACAAATCAAAAGCCGATGAGAACTGGGAGTCATAAAAAGCAATCAGATTACCATCTGCTAATAATTTTGTTTGTCCATTAGTAGTAAATCTCTCGTCAGTTTCATTTATTGTTACGTCAACTATTTCTGTAGTACTAGCTTCTCCACCGAAAAATTCTTGTGCGTTTGTACTATATGAAGTATCAAGTCTTATTAACCTGGAACCAGCTCTTTCTATAATTGTACCACGAACCCAACTATCTCCATCTGCGGGAAATAAGCCCGAAGGTAATGATGGTGCTGGGTCTGGTGGTAATGGAGGCGGTGGCGGCGGCGGAGTTGGCGTCGGAGTTGGCGTCGGAGTTGGTGGTGGTGGAGATGGTGTAGGAAAATTATCTGGCGGTGGATTTGGAGGCGGAGGCGGTGGTGGCGGCGGAGAAGGTGGTGGTGGAAGAGGAATTGTTTCACCATCCCATTCTAACATCTTTAATATAAGAGTGTTTTGTTTTCCACCCCATTTTATTTTTGACATCTTAACTTCCCCCAAAATCGTTTAACTTGGATGGACGTGCACCATACTCATTATTATTTAAATCGTTTTCTATAGTTTCTCGAACTTCTTGAGCGGTTTGTGGTGTCGTTTGTGATTCTACTTGATTTGGTGTATAACTACCAAACCCATCATCATCCACAGTACCAACCATTCTCGCTACAAAATCAAATCCACCAGGTTCGGGTTTTGATGGTAAATATAATGGCATCTCTTTAATTACAGATGGTATTGTCTGTTGTTCATATGGAATCAATGGTTCATTCGGTAAAGGCATTTCATTTAATATAGTTGGTGGATACACTCTTGGGTCATAACGCTCTATTTCATAAACTCTTCGTTCTATATGTGTTATAAATCCCCTTGGTAAAACAAATTCACCACCTACACTTTGTTTATTATGTCGTTTCCATCTCTTCACACCATCAATTCTAATTTTATTACCACCAAATCCATCTGAAAAAGATATTCTAGCTTCTTCGGTACTTGGGCCTGGTGAATGCCAACGTTGTATAACTTTACTCAAACTATTGAATGATGTTTTATATCTACTACTATCAATATCATTTGGTATTAGTCTAATTTCCTTTCTATCATCAGATATTTTATGTACCCATGCCGATAAATCTTTTATTAATAATTCTCTTCGGTTAGTATCTCTACCTTTAATACCAGCGTAAATTAAGTTATCATCATCAATATACCAAGGTTTACCCGTGTCATCGGGGTACATCCGTTTTGGACCAGTATAAACTTCATTGTTATCAGCATAAACTAATATAGTTTCATTAGTACCAAACTCTTCTCTTAAAAAATTATATTTGACATGGTACTTCCCTCTGATATAACCCTTACTTCTTAAATCATTACCAGGTTTTGAAATTATTTGATTGTTCTTTATTTCATAATCTTTTGTTATAAAACTTTCAATTAAATTATCACCAGTCTCATCATATATATGACACTCAATATAATCATGCACACCTGGCGTACCAGATAGAAAGGGTGGCCAATCATAACCTGGTTGACCTACAGGGTAATTACCACCTCTTTCTAAGATTTGTTTATCTTCTTTTTTTAGTCTATTTATAGCCATTTAAACTTCCAATAAAACTGGTTGGTTTTTATAAATTCTTTTCATCTGTTTTTGTGTTGGGTATACTTTAGAAAATTGATATAAGTTAGGATAAATTTCTTTTGAAAATGTCCAATCTGTTATCATTCTACCATCTTGTATAATTTTATTTCCTACCACAATTTTCGATACCTTTTCTGTTTTTTTTGACTTTGTATAGTCCAATGGTTTTTTATCCCACCAACAAATATCAACAAAAATATTTTCTTCAACACCTAATTTTATAGCATCTAACATTAATTTTTGTAACTCTGAATAAATTGGTTTGTTTGTTAAAACTATATCAATATCCAAAGATTTCCAATTCTCTCTAAACCCACTCGCTAACCAAACATTATATTTATCAACATTTTTTAATTTAAAAAATTTAGTTTTCCATTCACTAAACTTATGTAATGTTGGTGGCTGTAAATCACAATTAAATTCGTAATTTCCATATTGCCAAATCATTAACTACCACCATAGTCGTCACGGTCACCATGTCCATAAGATGGTGGTGGTGTGTATGGTGTGGGAGATGGTGGTGGTGGTGTGACGGTTCCACCAAATGAAAATGTTTTATCCCACCAATCATCACTGGGGTACACTGCTTTAAATGTTGTAGTAAAATTCCCAATGGTGAAGTTAGTAATGTTATCGCCCTGGCGGGTTGGTCTATTAACTAAAACTCTAACAATATCACCATCTTCTACCATTTGTGGAAACGGGTTTGGTATATCATCATTAACTTGTAATTGTCCCCCTCTTCCATTAACAAATGCTTGAACTGGTTGTGTTAAACCAACTATAGTTCTTGGTTCACTTGTTACTCTATTTGGGCCACTCGTACCTACCCAATCTGGAAACGTAAATGCTTCTGGTGTAACAACCATTGGTTGGTCTACCTCTTCGGGTAATGGCGTTGGAAGTGGTGGAGCTACTTGGTCTGTTACTTGTAAATTACCAGGGTCTGGATATCCTGGTGGTGCAATATTAAACACAGAATAATTCATAGCAAATTGTACAGGTACATCAACCTTACCATTATCTACACCAACAACTTCATTGATGACGGTTTCAACAATACTTCGTTGCGGTGTAAATCTATAGTGTTTAGCATTAACAGTGGCGGGCGATATAGGTTTAGGAACAGCTTCACTTAATGATACTGTAAACTCATTACTATCAATACCACCAACTCTAGCTTTAAATGTTCCATTGCCCCAATCCTCGACATCATCGGCCGATATTGTAAATATACCATTTATCGGGTTTACATAATCTGAAAAAACAAGTTCTTGTTGTCCCACTCCAAGTATTTTATAAATATTTAACTCGGCGGAGTTAGCGTCTGGCCCAGGAGGCAATGATGAACCTCCATGACTTCCACCAGAATCACCTCCATAATTCCCAGACCCTTCTTGAGTTTCTAACATTCTTAAAGTGCGTGTATTATTTTTTCCACCCCATAATAACTTTGACATCTTAACTTCCTCCCCAATCAGGATTTTCTTCTGCATATTTAGCGTTCAACTCATCGGCTATAACCTCGGAACTATCTGTCAACGCCCATCTGATAGTTATACCAGTATTTGCCTGAACAACACCTGGTGTTACTACTACATGATTCATTTCAAGTTGGTCTAAATTTTCATCCTCTGGTGGTGTGTATGTTGCCGTGGTTGGTGTACTTCTGAAACCACCACTCGTAGAGTGGGATATACTTTTTGTTTCTGCCATAATTTACTCCTTAAAATCCTACTTTATTTTGTGAGTTAAAAGACTTACCACCAGATTTTTTTACTGGAGCTGGTCTTGAACTATTACCCGTTACTCCTCTAACATCATCTACTCCAACCAAGTGTCTTCGGTTCTGAACAGCTTTGTCTCTAGCTAAAGCACCTTCACTTTTTATTTCTTTATTAAAATCACTTTCAAGTTGCCTTCTATCAGTTTCTCTAGCTATATCACCAGACGTTGGTAAGAATGGTTCACCAAGTATGTGTTTAGCTAATAAAGCAACTTGGTCAGCTGACTTAGCTAATTGACCAGTAACTTCATATAAATTTTCAACAATTGACTTACCTTGTTTAATTCTTTCTCTAACAAGTTCTAATGTTTGTTCATCTGGTTTAGCGAATAGTGGTGTTCTAAAATCTGAATCTCTATGTGTACCCAATAACGCATCGGTGTTTCTTAACCTATCACCATGTATCCTTGGGCCCAATGCAATAGAATCATATAACTCATCATCTATTGACTCCACATCTTCTGTGTCCTTCCCATACACTTTCAATACCGCTTCATTACGAACTGGATATTTAACTTCATCTTGGTATAAACAGAATCTAAACAACCCATTGGCTATATTTTCAGTTGAATGTTTTTTAATAAAAGTACCATCTTTAATTTTTAAAAATGGTTTATCTGTTAATGTAAAGTCTCTATCAATCACTTCATCTAATGTTTCATTATCCATATTATGATTACGAATCATCATTGGTTTTGAGATATATTGGTCTGGTTGTTCAAGTCCCAATCCACTCCTAACGTCTTCATATGATTGTAAAACACCATCAATTTCAAATGGTATTCCAGACCCAGTAATGTCTGCCTTGACCATAGCCGAATCTCGTTTTAATTCATATTCTTTCTCATCAGCATTAACGAGAGATTGAAAATATTCGTTATCTAAAAGTTCTTTTGTTGTATAAGGCATTATCTTATCACCCTAAATTCAAAATCATTATCTATAATTTGCACTACTTCACCAACACCACTACCACTAGCTATTTTGAAATTAATCCTATAATTTCTTTCTGGTTGAAAACCTTTTAACCATACATCAAAGAAATTTCCAGTTGAATCACAACCAATAATTGAACCACTACCAAAAGGAATAATTACATCTTCTGTATACGCATCTTTTATTTCAAAATACGAACTACCACTTGGTAAATACTTTGGTGTTACTTGATTTGTAGTGGTTGTTGACCAAGTTTTTGCTGGAAATCTTTCTCTACCAACAACTCTAAATCTAACTTTAGAATCTTCTTGATACTCTGGTCTAAGTCCTTTCATATAAACTTCTAAGTTATGTATATCACTTCCAGTCAATGGTGTTAATGAACCAGTATCCCATGTTGTACTATTCCAAACCACTTCTAATGTAGGTTGATATATGGTGTTCGTTTCTCTCGAAAAGAATTTAAAATGACCAAGTTGTGTTGTATTACCTTCGGCTAAATTCGAGTCTGAGTTGTCTACACTACCACTTCTCTTTACCATGAACCCTTCGTTTGGATAAGAAGAACCACTTGTAATCCAATTCTTTACAATACCAGTTACGTCCATTCTAACATCACTAGCTTCATTTGTAAATGATTGTGACGCTTCTAATGTATGTGTAGTAGATGTTCCATTAAACCAAGTTCCACCACTATTATTACTACCAGTTACCCATTGGTCAGCTGTAGTTGCACCAGTTCTATATCTCCAAGACACACCCTCTGTATCATGTGGCCAATCTTCAAAATGTCCTTGTCCATTCTCCCAAGATTGACTAACAGGGTATGCGTATAACATATCACTTGAACCCAATTCTTGTGAGTTAGCGTCATATAAATTAAGATAATATTCGGCGTTTGATGGTATCAATCCACTACTATATGATGCGGATATATAAGATAAATCAAACTTAATTAAAACTCTGGAAACATTTATTTGTGTACCAGAATCATTCATATCTTTACGTACTTCTAATATTTCATCGAGACCAGTATTCTGACTTGACGTAGCTGGCCCTTGATATAAAGTAGCATCTTGTGTTGCAAATTCGTGATAGTGCATTATGTTATACTCCCCATTACTTGACCTTTAATATCAGAATCTGGGTATTTTAATTCAAAAATACAAGGGTCTAATGACGGATAATATATTCCATCCTTATAAGCTGCACCCATATCATAAATATGACCAGAGTACCCATCTGTAGTTCTCCACTTGTTTCTTAACATAACTGGTAATTGTATTGGGTCACCAGGGCCATCACCATCTAAGTCTATTGAAAATGGTATTAAAGTAGCTACACCATCAACTAAAGATAGTTCATATGACAACTCTGCAATAACAATTGGTTGGTTTATTTGCCACTTATCAATGTTAAAAAACTCTTTAACCTTCTGAATACACTTCAATAATACTTCTTCTTTGTTATATCCTTTTTTGGTCATAATTTTAAAATCAACCCCTATATTAACAATCCAAGCGTCTTTCAAATTTATAGCATCAGTTACCATTCTATACTGACCAAGGTAATTTTTTAAGTTTTCTTTTACAGCTTTATTAAGAGTTGTTAAATGTTTGTTATAATCATATCCAAGTAAATACATATTTAAAGCCAATGGATTCGGTATCCTCGTTGGAACTTTCGGAGCTCCAGTTGCTGGTGTATCATCTTGTCCATATAGTTCTTTATCAATTGAAAAAATACCAGTACCATCACCAAGCTCTTTCTGAAATTGGAATTGTGCTCCTTCCAATTGTTCATCGGGAACTATGTACGCTTTAGCTACAGCACCATATTTAGCAGGCATCGAATATGCTCTCATTATATAATCTTCTTTAGTTACAGCTCTACCTTGAGCGGTAAAGTACGCTAAAGCGTTTTGTCTAATTTCAATTAACGATTCTTTACCTTTACCACCACGAGCTGGATTTGGATTTATAACTCCAACTGAACTTTTCGTAGCTGTTACTGTAGCTGAATTAAGTCCAAGTGGGTCTAAATTAGTGAAAATAGAATTTATTTGTTTGATAGAACCTTCACCAACATTGTGAGCAATACCACCACCGTGTGCATATTTTATGGTCAATGTAGTGTTTGTTGGAGCTAGTCCGTACGCTCTTGTTTTCAAAAAATTACTTGGGTCAAATGTTTTGTCTAACATCGAAACACCACCTGGTAATGAAGAACCTACATTATCTGGATTTGGTATGATATCCTCGTCAGCTCCCGCCGAGACCCCAGCACCGAACCTCAATTCCGTTTTATCATCAGACCTAATATACCTTGTGAACCTTCTTGGTGTTTTTATAAGTTTAATTAAATATGGTGTATCATCAGAATATTGTGATAATTCTGGGTCAACTGTACTTGAATTTGACACATCATCAAATATAATATCTTTCGCTAAAAAGTCAACTTCATACCATTTATTTCCATCACTATCTGTTACCGAAATTATATCTGTAACATTTGTCTTGGATAAAGCTATTCTATCATATTTTTTAGCAGTTGTAAATATAAAAGTATCTGTTGTTATTGTACCACTTAAAACGGATACTGATTTTTTCAAAAGATATTTAGTAGGAACATTACCCGCCGTTTCATATATACTAACAGAACGTTTATCAAATGAACTTGAATACGCAAAGTTTACATCTTCTTCTGTACGAAATACTACACCAGTTTTTGATTGTAATTGTAATCCAGCATTAACACTTAACGCATATCTCATGTCTGGTTTTGTATTTTCACCAGTACCAGTTGCTGGTACAGTTTGAAATACATCAACAATTGTTGAAGATGGTGTAGCTAACTTTGGTCTATATCCCAACGATTGAGCTATTTCAAAAACATTGTCGAGTTCTTCTGCGTAAGATAACAATGATTCTTTAAATCTATCATCCACATAATAAGATAATACATCACCAACATACGATGCCATTTCAATGAACATCATACCTGGGTCTGATTCATTAAAATCATTGTATGTGTTTGGAAAATATGTTTTAGCAAATTCTATTAAATTAGTTCTAAACGAACTAAAGTCTCTACTTAAATATTTTACTTCCTTTTTTTCTAATTTCGCCGCACTAGCCATTTAAATCTCCTAAAAGTTAGAAACAAATGTAAGTTGTATTGTTTCAAGAGCTTCTGGTTCTATTGTTACTCCAAACTCCAAATCTACATTAATTTGATTTGATGATTGTTTGTCGAGATTAACATCAATTCTGTTCATAACAACGTGTGGTAACCACCTTGTTATAGCTTCTTTTATACTATCTTCTATTTTTGCAGTAGTATCTTCACCAACTGGTTCGAACAACGCACTATATATATCACAACCAAACTCTGGTAGAAAAGGTCGTTCACCTTTCATAGTTAGTAATAAATTTTTAATATTACTGCCAGTTTGTTTTAATGTTGTTTGTGTCTGTTCAAAAAATCCAACATTGGATTTACCAAGTGGTAATGATAAACCAATAAACACATCGGGGTTTAAATCATTTTCTAATGCACCCATTTATTATTTTCCCTTTTTCTTATCCATAGCTTTCATTATAGCACGATAATCTTTTGTTAAAGCGTTTGTCACGTGGTCTGGAATTTGTTCAACATTAACACCTGCTTTTTGCATAGTTTGAACAGCTCCAACTTCTCTTTTACTTTGGTCTGACGTACCATAACCCATTACTTCAGCCATTCTTGTAGTATCAAATGTTTTTCCACCCATTGTCGGCCACGATTCCCTATCACCTTGGATTCCACCTTTTGTTTCATTTAAAATTTTATTCAAAGATTTATTCTTAGTATAGTTTACTTCCGTTGTCTTTGTCGGTTTTTCGATAAACTCTTTTTTTATAGAATCCGTACTCAATGATTTTTCCTTATCAATAAATATTTCCTCTTTAAGTTTTATGATTTGCTGACGGACTTTTCGTTCAACTATTTTGTCTATAACTTCAATAAGTTCTCGTTTCTTCATTATTAACTCCTATTGTATTAACCTCTTACTCCAGCCGTAGCTGTTATATTATCTATTTCTTGTAAATTCTCAATGATAAATATTTCTTCATGGTTTTTAAATACCGTATCATTCCAAATATCAAACTTTTCTGATTGGATTTCTATCCAATTAATGTCTGGTGTAAATCCACCTTTAGCCCCATCAAAAACTTCATACCCCATCTCACCCCTTGATGATAGTGGTACTATCGGCCAAGGAACTAAAGTAACTCCCGGCGTGTTTGGAACTGGTCCCGCTGGTGTAGTTAACGTATCACTTGTTAAAGTACCAGGCATAAATACTAATAGTGGTATTATATGTTCACCAACAACTGGACACGTTACTATATAAATATGTATTGAGTCTATGAATTGGTTACAAAAATGGTCAATTATCTCCGGCGTTTCCCCATAATACCCAATTCTTCCATTAATTGTACTCAAAAATTTTATAAGATTTTCAATTAAATGTTCTTTTGCTTCTTCTCTGTCAACTACTTTAGCTAATCCAACACCCATTGTACTCAATGGAACAGGAATACCCTCAGAATTTGTTTTACCAGTCGGAACTATAGGCCCAACACTTGGTATATTTTTATCAATTCTTATATCTGGTGTATCTGATATTAGAAGAACACTTCCTTCTTCCATATACTTATCTAACGCATCTGCGAAACCCTCCGAAAAAATTCTTATACTTTCTTCTGGTGTTTCACCCTCTGGTGCCGAACGACTATATATTTCAAATAAATCTTTTTGTAATTGTACTTTAGCTGGTGAACCACTTGTTGATTCCCAAGATAAATCTATATTACCACTTGTAATTAAACTACCAGGGTTTGGTTGTCCCACATCTGCTGGTAATAAGGTAAATGATATATAAGTTCCATTATCTTCAATCGTTTCTATTATATAAATTCCCTTATTAGAACCTTGTTTTATTTCTAATTTAGATTTACCAGGTATTTCAGTTAAATCATATTCTCTACCACTTTTATCATTTCTTGAAAGATGTATACCAGTTATACCTTCCATCGTACTAGCTGGTTCTGGTGGAGCTTCTGTTTCCACATCCATAGTTCTTGGTATAGAATCATATTCATTAAACTCTTCTTTAGCATCTTCCCATTTTTTCTTAGCGTCTTGCCATTTCTTTTTTGATGCATTAGTTTTAATTAATTTAGCATCATGTTCTTTTTTTAATTTTCTCCACTTATCATCTTTTTTATTCATATCGTCTTCTAAACTTGTATGTTCATCTGGGTCAAAATCTGGGTTATCAACTACTACTGGTTCTGGTTGTTCAACTGGAGGCGGTGAATTTGTCTCTATAAAATATTGACCAGGATTTTCAATTAAATTTTTCTGTCTAACTTTATCATGTTTTGTAGTAAACCCAGGAATAAATCCCAAATGTATAAAAGTTCCTTCAAACCTACCTCTATCAGAATCGGGTGTTACTGAACCAGGTGTTGTTGTAAATGAACCATACGTATCTACAAGACCAGGAGCTAATTTAGTAAGTGGTGCAGATGTATCACCAACTATTTCTTTACCAACAATGTAATCATCTATCATATTAGCTAATCTTGTTGTGTATATTTCCCAATACTCATCCATTTTGTCTGAGTCTGTCATTAGACCAAGTGAACCATCTATTAATCCAGCGACTTCACTTTCTAAAACAACCATTTCATCAAACAATTTTTGGGTATCTAACTTTGGTATTTTTTTTGTTAAAGGCATATTATCTTGTAAAATTTACTTCACTATTAAATGACGCTTTGGCCATCTTTGCTAAATCTGCTTTTAGTTGTGGTAGAGTTGCAGGAAAACTTAATAAGCCCGCGGGGCCTGGATAAGATAATTTCATTATTGCCGAAATCAAATCATCTAAAAAGTTTACCAACTGAATACCATTCACAACTGGTTCTGTGTTAGTTGTATCTCCAAGATATATTTTTGGACTTGTTATTACAGTTTTTGTTTTAGTAACTAATTCAAAATCTTTTTCGGATGTAAAACCAACTACACCATTAGTATTAACATTAACACCATTTTTTGCATCAACTACAAAAAAGTTACCAGTATTAAAATAGGTATCTGTATTTGTATACGAATATAGTCCATCTGTTTTGGAATTAAAAACTACTCTATCTGTACATAAAAGAATTTGTTGACCACTTAATTCTGTTGGCGGTTCTTTTGGTATATTATCTGAATACTCTGCAGTAAAATTACTTATTGTATGACCACCGAGACCAAAATGATATAAAGTTTCCTTACCAAAAACATCTGGATTTGTTGCTCTATTTAGTGGTATAGTTTCATTTGTAGTCATGTAGAACGAAGAACCATCTGCGTTTATATCTTCAATTACGTATGGTTGAAATTTTCCTTCATCTGTTTTCTCTTTTTCAAATTCTTCTATATCCTCATTCTTATTATGATTACCTAAACCTGTTAATTGACCAACTCTCATTTTTATATTTGGTGAATCTATATCACCATCTTCATCAACCGTACCTTCTCTTCCCAAGTCACTATCATCACTTATGTTACTTCCAAGTCTAATAGTATTTCCGAATCTACCTTGTATAGTTAAATCGCCTTCATATGGTTTTAATTGTCTAATATATCTCTTTCTTTTAAAGAACTCACCAAGTTCAAACCCACCCTCTTCAGAATCAGTTGGTTCTGTTTCACCACTATCCACGGTGGCATAATCCTCGGTATCAGTTTTTGACATTTGCGAAACAGTACTCAATCCTGGAACTGAGTTTGTATTTATACTGGATAGAAAATTTAAAGTTTGTGTATAAAATTTCAAACCAAGATAATTTACACAAACAACATACTCACCTTTGAGTGGAAATTGTTTAAAGTTTGATTCTAATGGATACAACCAACTACACTCATCGGGCGATTTCCCCTGGTCACTATTAAGTAACCTAACTTTGGCCATTCCAATGTATGTAAAGTTAGAATCACTTTCCTCTTCTACACGGGGTTGTCTTTCTAACAAATCATCTTCTGTTAATAAAATATCTATTACTTCACCAACTTCTAATTCATAAAATTGTTCTGGTTCATTTAAATTCTTTACCATATTGGCAACAGAACCAAAGCTTGTTAATCCGCCAAGTAAAGTTGGTAAACTTTTCTTCTTTTTCTTCTTTATATATGCCATATTAATTTAAAGCCTGAATTTCGTCTTGTATATCATCTTGATTTTTTTGAATATCATCTACCGTATCTTGTATACCTTTCATTAGTTGTTCCTTTTCTGCTTCAGTTAATCCAAATTCACTTTCACTACCACCTTTACTCTCTGCGGCAATTAATCGTTGAACAATCGCGGCTACTTTTACAAGTTGTTCGTCATTTTTTACATTTATTTCCAAATACTCCTTTATCATAGGAACTATTTGGATGGCCGTATCACCATCTTTGATAAATTGAACAATTTCTTTTGTCAACACATCAAGTTGCCTCCTATTATGTTCTGTATTTTCGTAAATATCTTTAAATAAGTCCGAAAGAGTCTTTCCCTCGAATATTTCGTAATCATTGGACATAGTATTTTCCTATTTTTGATAAATGAATATAACCCAATAATAAATATCTTTTTTATTAAAATACATCTATATATATGATATTTATTAATAACAAAACTAACCAAGAAAGGATGAACTCGTGGATAACACACTAATAGAGAACCTTATCGGTGAGTATGGTTGGTTATTTCTTACGGGTATAATAGCCCTTCTATTTCAAAGTACTATACAAGAAGCGGTAGATGGTTTAATGGTCTTTTTAGGAAACGACTACAACGAAGATGATGTCGTTGAAGTTGATGGAGAACCTGGACGTATAGTTCGTGTAGGTATATGGAAAACTGTATTCTTTATTTACCATATAGTGGGTGGAAAAATAGTAGGTGGTTCAAAGTTAGTAGTAGCCAATTCTAAATTAAAGGACTTAAAGATAGAAAAACCACTACCTAACTTAGATTTGTCTAAATATGACGAATCCTAATAATATATATATATAGTATCATAAAATTTCATATATATCATAGTTATTTATACAATAATCTTTAACTAATTGTCGAAAGGAGAGACATCATGAAAGAGATAATGAGAGCCGTAAACGAATGGATGACTGGGATGCTAGAAATGCTTTTTAACTTTATAGCCGTTGGAGCTGTAGTTGAAGTACTTTTTGGTTCTGGTGTATTCGGTGTTAGTGTGATAGGAAACTTGACCACTATCATTGGTGGGTTTGGTAACAGCGGATTCGCTGGTTTACTAGCATTATTATTCTTGGTTGGTTTATACAAGAAATAATAAAAATAGAAAAGGGGAACTTTAATTTTGTTCCCCTTTTTTTATATATGATGTTATAATGTAATTTAACCACTAAAAGTTATAATTATAATCTGGTTTCCTCCGTTGGTCATCGGCTATTAAAGACCCAGTATAACTTACGTCTACTTGACCAAAAGTAGTAAATTCATGCATCAATCTCTTATGATATTTTTTTAAAGTATTAACAACCCTTGTAATATGTTGTGTATTTGAACCAGTCATTTCCCTAATAAGAATATATAAAGCTTTCTTATTAAAATTTTCAAGAAACATACGTCTCCTAAACAATTCTAAAATAGAATCAACTACCATTATATCACGATGTCGTTTAAAAACCTTATTTAGATTAGTATCCCAGAATAGTAAGGTCTGTTCCAAAAATATTTCCGTCTCATTTATATACTCATCCTTCTGGATTTTTAGATTATCCCCATATTCCAAGGAAGATATATCTTGTTTTTGTTTATATGACTTATAATTTTTATTATTATGTAAAATTAAGTAATTTTTTGCTACAATACTAAAGTAAGAAAACGCTTTACCCTTACCTTCTTTGAATTTATGCATATTCATTACAAGAAAAGACATAACTTCCTGTTTAACATCTTCACTTGGTACATCAAAGTAATAAAACTTAAATGTATGAATGATATTTTCGCATAATTTATCAATTGCTTTGTTAATATGGTCGTTATAAATTCTGTTTCTCATATATGGACGAGTTTCTTTATTATATCGAATAATAGCATTCTCTGTTTCTTGTGTGAAGTAATAACGACTACTTCCTTTTTTTGCTTTTCTACCCATTTATGTCTTCTCCTTTAACATAGTTATTTAAGTTTTCAATTGTTAATTTTATTCCTTCAAAAACTGAACCAATTTCATCATCAGATTCAAAATGTCCAGTAGAATCTATTTTTTTCATACCATTGTATGTAGAGTTAACCATTTCCGAAGTTCGTTCCATCCAACTTTCAAGTAATTCTGTTTTCTTTAGTAAATTCCAATTGATATATAGTGAAGTTACCAATAAAATACTACACGCTCCAAGAGCTATTTCAAATAACATCTATTTTTCTCCAAATAATTCTTCAAATAAGTCTGCATGTTTGTTTGATAGACCACTATCTACCACTGGTTCTTCCTTTTTACCACCGACAGAGTGCTTTATTCTATTTACAGACTTTTCTACCACTTTTTCTGAAGCTTCACCAGCTCTCTTCCATTGGTCACCTTCAATGAATGTAGCCATACAATCGGCTGCATGACAAATACGTGCAATATTTGAACGTAATGAAAATTCTGGAAGATATGACTTCAAATAACTCTCATTAGCTTTCTCATACATACCATCTGTTAATCTTAAACCAAGATATTCTGTCTGATTCATTGGAATACTAAAGTGTTGTAATAACCATAGTGCTCTATCTGTAACAGTCATGTATTGTAATTTAGGATTATGTGTAAAAATCTTACCTTGATTCTTACGATGCCACTCAGACTCATATAGAATATAATAATCGTGGTCTAAATCACCAACTTTACCTAAATCATGGTGTAGAGTTGCAAAAACTAATTCCTCATCTGTGAAATCTATGGTCGCACCATTACGTTCCCACATTTCTCTTAA